CTGTAGTAGTAGTCCAGAACCACCCTTCATCTACTATCACCGCATTAGCATCAATAAGACTAGGTGCTACTACTATGTAAGCTAGTAGAGACATCATAACTAATACAATAAATCTTCTAACATACTTACCTTCCCCACCATCCACCTTATCAGCCCTTTCTTGAGCACCCATCAAATCCATCATCTGTTGGTGTCTATATTGTGCCTGATTAGCCATATACTTAAGAGCAAATCCTCCTAGTGTACTGACTCCCATTGTTAGAATTTCTATTGGCATATTACCCTCCTATCTTACTATACATCAAGAACATTACCATACCCATCATAAATGAACCTATAATAGTATGCCATTTAAGAGTAGTTAATATCTTTGCTTGTACTTGAGTCTCATCACTTCCATGTTCAGTTAGTTCTTTATTCACATCTCTTTGCTCATCCCTAAATCTTTGAAAGTCAGTTATTAATATATTTAACTTAGTCTCTATCACTGCTTCTTCTCTTTCACCCATACACTATTACACCTTTCTTTCAAATATCATATCAACACTAAGTATATTAAGTACATCACCTGCATCTTCTTTTCTTGCCTGTATGATCCAGTCCAATACACCTCCTGCATAAACCAGAGTAGAAGTATAAGCACTAGGAAGTACATCAGTATTATCCTTAGGTTCTCTTCTTACCTCACTCCAAGTAGACCCTCCATTTAAGCTAAACCTAAAATAAGCACTTGTATTAGTAGAATCCAATGAATAAAGCATAGATTGACTTAACTTATAAATACCTGCTGGTCTACTTGTAGTAGTCATTCTTGCTACTTCCTCATAAGTATCATCTGTAACTACTATATTAGCTCCTTTTACATAATCATATGAAGGGATAAAAGGAGCTTTAATGTTTAAGTCCACTATATCTGCTACATTAGTCAATATATCAGCCTCATTAACAGTTACTCTATCACTTAAAGAAGCAATATCATCTTCATTAGTAGAAATCCTCCCATCTAAAGTACTAATATTTGATGCATTAGTAGATACTGCTGTTGTATTAGTATTTACATCTGTTACTACACTATTATTAAAGGAGTTTATAGAGTTCCTTAAGGTTAGTAGACTCTCTCCATTATTAAAATCAGTCCATGATAATGCCATTTATGCTTGTCTCCTTTCTTCTATGTCTTCATCCATCAGTTGTTGTATTTTAGAGGTTAAGTTCTGTGTAGGACTATCTTCTATTACATCTACTGTGATGTTATTATTCTTTAGGAAAGCATTAATAGCTGCTAGAGTACCAGAAGATAATTCCTCTCCTGACTCTACTGCCTCTACATAATACTCTGCTATTACCTTATGTAAGTTATGTAACTCACCTAGATTTGCTTTAGCCATTTACTTATCTCCATATTCTTCTATTAAATATTTACCAGCTTCATTTATAATTGGTAAGTTATTAAAAGGGACTAAAGACTTCCATCTTTGTAAAGACCTTTCATCTTTAAAATCTCCTTCTACTCCTGACCTCATTATTTGAATTAAGTCTTCTCCTAGTCCTCCTGATGGGCCTAATAGAGATGACATACCATTCTTACTTGTCCATTCTCTACCTAGTTCATTATTACCAGTAGCTATAGCCCCATAATTGTATACACTACTCATAAAACCTAGAGGAGCAGTATAGTTTAAGGCCTCACCTGTAACTCTTAACCAATCTTCATCCTCATAGTTCTCATAGTCATACTTAGCATCTATAGGGTGTATTGTACCTAAACTAATAGCTGCTTGTTCTCTAAGATACTTAAGCCCTACATATGTTCCTATAGAACCCATAACTGCTCCTGCCATCTTAGCTTGTTCTTCTTTCATACCTCTTCTTAGTAAAGTTTCCTGTGCTATAAGAGGGAATCTCATAAACTGAGTTAATACTTTAGTAAATTGTCCTGGTGCTTTCATCCAAGCTGGTAAGTGTATACTATCACCTTGTACTACTACTTCAGCAATACCTCTTGATATAGCTAACTGTAATTGGTCTCTTTCTTTAAGGGATAGTCCTTCTAAGTTCCAACCTTCATCTAAAGTAATATCTTTTAGCTTACCTTGTAGTGTCTTACCATCTGCTTCAGTCATTCCCCATCTAGCTAACATCTTAGGGTCTACTTTACCTGCTTTTAGTTGTGTAACTACAGCGGCCCCAGTATAGTCTTCCATTACTCCCATAAAATACCTCATACCATTATACTTCATTAGCTTATCATTAATCCAGTTAAGCTTATTCTCTACAACTCCTGAATTAAACCCAGACTCAGTATCAGCATATCTATTAATCCTACTAGTATGTAATGCATCTTCCATATACCCACTACCTATTAAATAGTTAGCAAAATCATCAGTCTTACCTTTTGTATATAGTAACTCTTTAGTATTCTTTAGGGATGTAAACATTCTACCAGATAGTAGTGCCTTAGTACCATTAAACATAATACTAGAAGCTAGCTCTATAAATTGATTACCTCCAAAGCCCCCACCTAGTCTAGCTGAGTTAAAAGAAGTTAAGTTCCTAGTAAAAGACCAAGAAGGAGTATCAGCTAATTGATTCATTCTTAAGTCTCCCATTAAATCTCTAACAGTCCTCTCAAATGCTTGTATCTCTTGCTCATTACTCATCACCCCTTTTGATAGGTGTTCTTCTCTAACCATCTTCATTACTTCATCTAAGTTATCAGTACCAAAAGCATACTGTGTAGATTGTCTGCCTGACATCTTATAGTGATAAGCTCCTGTTACTTCTTCAAAGTTACTCTTAACCACATTAGGCATAAAAGACTCATTAAGGTATAGCTTCTTACTCTTAAGGTGTGTACTGAATGGTAGGTCCTTAACCATATAAGAAGTAGTTAAGTTATTCAAGTCAAAAGCACTCTCATTAAGTTTATTAACAATATCTTTAGTAGCTACTTCTAATTCTTCCTTAGTCATACCTGCATTTCTAACATCATTAGCTAAACCTTCTCTAACTTCAGAGTACACTTTCTCTTGAGGTACACTACCATCTTTAATAGCTTTATAGTTGTATGTTCTAGGAGCATATAGTCTATTAGGGTTCATTCCTTGTAGTTCTTTTATCCCTGACTTCTGACTTCTATCTAACATATCTTGGAAGTATTTTCTATAAGACTCTGCTGCTTTATTAAGAGAAGGTTCCCCTTTAAACTCTATACTTCTAGTATTGTAGTACTCATCCATAGCATCTCTATTAGCTTTTAGTAGAGCATTTCTCTCAGCATCAGTAATACCTTTAGCAGTTTCTTTAAACTTCATATCATCAGGCACTTTATCTGTGTATACAAGAGGAACATCATCCATTCCAATTCTATTAGCAGCAGATATTCTGTGGTTACCTTCTAGTATTACAAGCTTACCTTCTTCATATCCTACTATTACAGGTTCTTTCATGCCTTCAGTTTTAATAGATGTATCAAAAGCATCCTTTTCTTTATCAAGAGCTATCTGTGTTGCTGCTTTTTCTTCTGGTGTTTGTTTAACCCATACCTTTTCAGGTACATCAGGTACATCTAAATCATCTAATAATTCATCTAATAATCCACCAGTTCTTTTTCTAGGAGTAAAATCAGGGTCATCAACCTGTTTATTCCCTTTAGCTATAAAGTTTCTATCTCTTACTGGTCCAACACCTTCACCTGATGCACCTGGTATATCATTAAGGTAATCTATAGTACTTACTTTCTTTGTACCTGTTGGCATACCTGCTGTCTTCTGATTAGCAAACATAGCTGCATCTGCTCTCTGTTGATTGAGTGCTTCCATATACACACCCCATACATCCTTATTGAATGTTTCTAGGTCATTTGAGTACCCTTTAGTTCTAGCCTCAGCATATACATCATTAACTTCTCTAGTAAGTACATTATGTACTCCTTTAGTTTCTCTTTTAATATCTACACCTGTCTTAAGTATAGGCATTACATTACCTGCTGAGTCTTTAAGAGAAGTAGTAGCAGATGCTATTCTACCCATCCATCCTCTTAGTAAAGGACTATCAGATTGGTATACAGTATGTACATCACTTCTTAACCATCCCCCTATAAGAGGAAGCTTATCAGTAAATGACTTCTCCATCTGTCCTATATCTTGTAACTTAGGTACACCATTCTCATCCATCTCTACCTTTATATAAGGGTCTTGTTGGTAATCTCTAGTATATGAGTCATTCTTAGGGTCTATAGAGTTAGCTACATTCTTAGCATTAGGGCCTGATAGGACACCTCCTAAGAAGCCTAAACCTCCTCCAAACATAAATCCTATAGCTCCTGCACCTACATAGTTAGTAGGCATCCCTTGTAAATCAAATAAGGCTTCATCTGCTATATTAGCTCCTGCACCTGTAACACCACCAGCACCTACTCCTACTAAACCTGAAGTAAGTCTGTTAGTAGTCTTAGCTACTTGAGCCCCTTTAAAGACTACCCCAAATGGAAGTAAACTTGTAGGACTAGCTACAGCAGGAACAATACTCATACCTATCTGAGTGATTATACCATCTTGGTCTATTGCTCTCTCAGCTTCATTAAAGACTTCTCTTCTTTGAGCTATCTTTATTGCATCTGCTGTATTATTAGCACCTAACATAGCTCTCTTATTTTGTGTATCTGAAGAGTCAAAGTATGTTTTAAACTCTACATCTTCAGTATCTAGTATACCTCTAATATCATTAGTAGGTTCAAACTTAGTCTCTGGATAGTGATATGCCATCCCTGAAGGATTCTGTGTTACCCAATAATCTACTGCTGTGCTCTCTCTCTGTCCTTGTTCTGCCATATCCTTCCTCCTTATCCTAATCTATTAATAGCATCCTCAAAATCTTCTACCCTAACAGGTGTCTGTTTATACCATCTACTATCTTTAATCTCTTCTACAGCTTTCTTCCATTTACCTTCTTTTAAAGCTTTAACTGCTTTAGGGAACTTAGAGGTCCACCCTGTACCTAATTGAAAGTTTACAGATACTAGAGCATTAGTAAAGTCTTCAGATTTAATTTTAAACTCTTTAGCTTGGTCCTCTGCTGCTTTAATAGCTTTCTTAGTGTCTTGCTTTAACCAAGCATCTACTTGTTTCTGAGGTATCTTAGTACCTACAGGATATTTAGTCTTCTCACTAGCAGTAAGTAAATGTCCAACTCCTGCTGTAGGATTACCTAATGAATCATTATATACTTCTAATCTCTCACCTTCTCTTCTTTTAAGATGCTTTAATACATCTCTAACAGGCTGTTGCTTACCTACTTCTTTCTTAATCTCTAAGGCTTTCCTCATAGTCATAGCTGCATTTTGTTTAGCAAAGTCTACTCCTACTTGGTGTACAGAATCTAGTGTATTATTATTAGATGCTGAGTCTCCTATATTATTAACTTCAGCTATAAACTCCATCTCATTCTCTATAAGGGTTCTTGCTAGTTCCTTAGAAGCTTCTTCATCTTTAGTGTCCATACCTATTAGTTCTCTTTGGTAATCAGGTATACTATCCTTCATATGCTCTACTAATCTACTAGTCATATTACTGACTAAGTCCCCTAGTACCTCAGGAGTAGCCATAACAAAACCTCCTGCATTATCTATAGTATCTCTAATAAAGGCTCTAGTAGCTACCTTAGCCCCTACTATAGGGTCACTAGTAATACTTTCCTCTTCTACTATACTTGCTTGTTTAACATCTATTAGTTCTTGTTCTTCATTCTCTTCTAAGTAAGGAGTAAGATTCTGTATAGTAACAGTACCTCCTAAGTCATCTCTAACTATAGCAGAAGTATTACCTTTAGTATCTTTCATATATATTACATTATTATTACCTTTTACTACTTCTGTATTCATAGTCTCTAAGAACTTCTCATCATTAACAGCTTCAGGTCTTGAACTCATAGATACATCTTCTTTAGCTCCACCAAGGTCACTATTAGGTTGTACTTGGTCCATTAACTTCTCAGCTACATTCTTATACTCATCTAAGGCTAACTGACCACTAATATTCTTAAGAGACTCTACAATAGATAAGTACTTCTGTCCTTGAGACCCTAACTTATTAGCATACTCATATATATTAGCATTATCAGAAGGAGGCAGTTTCATTGCTTGTGTATTAGCTTGGAACCTGTCTACAGAATTTCTAATAGATATTAAGTCCTTATCACTACCAAATTCAGATAGATTATTAATAGCTACCATCCTAACATACTCATCATCTGAGAACATTTGTCTTAGTATAGTAGGGCCTTTGTTAGTAGAGTTTATATGGTTAAGTCTAGTATTAATAGCAGTAATATCTTCTACTGTATTAGCCTTATTAAACTGAGTAAGTATCCCTTTACCCATATCTGCTATCATATCACTCTCATTATCTGCTATTCTAGTAAACTCCTCAAAGTCATTAGATACAAAAGCATTGTATAAAGCCCCTGTCACTTCTTTCTGTCTTGCTTCCTTAAGAGTCTTATTGTCAGGAAGTATTCCAGGTCTATCACCAGGTACATACTCAGCATTATAAGCATCTGATTCTGTAACCTCATTATATTGTTTCATATACTTAAGCTTCTCTTTAGTAGCTACAAATACATCCTTAGAAGTAGCATCTATAGCTTTCTCTATATCAGCAGGTGGTACTCTATTACCAGACTTAACTGCATTAGCTCTCTGTGCATAGTACCCTTGTTTAATCTCACCTTGTTTAGCCTTTACTACTTTACCTAACTGTACTTCTAAAGAATTAACATATGCTTGTCCTTGTTTCTGTTTAGTAGTTAGGAATTGAGGAGACATTAAAGGTTCTTTTATATCCTGTACATTAGCCATTGCTTTAGCTAACCCTTCTTCAGTTGCAGGAGCATTAGCTACATTTAATAACATCTCAGAGTATGCATCAGACATTAAAGACCTGCCTACTACTACTTTATCTAGTCTAGGATTGTTTGCTACATACTCATTTACAAAGTCTGCATATCCTTTACCTGATGCTATATTAGTAGTAGTAAGTTCTTCATTAATCTCTGGGTCTGATAAGTCCTCTATTGTCTCTTGGTCCCATGCCTTCTTAGCCGCCCCTGCTGCATTGTAGAGAGCATTATCTTCTTCTACTCCTCTAGCATCATATTGAGTTGTGTACTCTCCTGATGAATAAGAAATAAAAGAGTCCTTATATGCATCTGATTGTTCTCCTAGTCCAGAGTATATTCCCTCAAACATCTCTGCCTTAAGAGCACTAGAAGCATCTCTATAACCCTCAGACATAATCATACCTAAGTAATCTTGTTTAGCTTTGTCAGCCTCTACAGTCTTCTGTGCATTTACTATTTGAGTACTTACTTGTGCTACTTCTCTAGTAGCTTTACCAAAGTCAAAGAAGTTATTATCATTTCTCTGCATCTCTCTTTGAGCTACTTGCTGTCCTTGTGTACTAATATTAACTTCATTTACATTAGCTCCAAATAATCTTATTGCTTCATTAGCCATATTAGTTCTCCTTATTTAATTGCACTGCTTAGAGAGACTCCTGAAGAAGCCCCTTGTACACCAGCACTTAGTACCTCACCATTATTACCTTGATATATATTTCCTGGTGTAGTAAGTACTGCTGTCATTTGTTGATATGAAGTTAATAACCTATTATTCAACTCATTTGTCATACTGTCTTGTTGGTCTGTTATTTGGTTAATTACACTAGCAGTCTGACTCTTACTTTGTTGTACTGCTTTATTTCCTTGTACATACAGACTAACTGCTTGTCTTCCTACAGACCTCCCTGAAGTAAGCCCCTCAGAAGAAGCCTTTAACTTACTACCTGCTACTTCTATCTCTGCTTTAACTATCCTATCCTGTTCTGCTCCTGCTCTTAGAGCCTCATTGATAGCATTAAAAGAAGACTCTCTATTAGCTCTTTTCATTATGTTTACAGAACTCTGAGTAGCAAGAAACCCTGTCTTAGCCCCTGCTATCTCAGCAGACCTTTTTCTATCAGCTTCTCTAGCTGCTGCTGCTTGGCCTTGAATTGAACTAATCATACTAATAGCTGCCATTGCTATAATAATAGGTACTGCCATTTACTTGTCTCCTTTAATCAAAATATATCTCATCTTCTATAAACCTTCCTCCTAATCTAGCAGCCCCTTTATGTAGTGCTGGTTTGTTAGGGTCACTCTGTATCCTAATAGGTTTACTTCTATTCTTTATTGTATCTCTTAGTATTCTCCATTGAGTCTTACTAAATACATCATCCCTAGAAGCTGTTATAATCATATCATATTTGAAGTCTAAGTAGAAGTAAGAGATAAAACCTTTAAGCCCACCTTCATCACTCTCTTCCCAATCTTCATGCTTCCACATCTCATAACAAGCTAATGTATCCTTGTACCTACCTGGCAAGTGTTCTATTAACATCTCTTCTATTGTTTCTACTCTCTTCATATTACTCTCTCCTTAATATTACTATATAGCCTTCAGGGTCATTTTAAGTACCCTAGAAGACTCTAACTAGTATTAACCTATGCCTTACTATACCTTAGACTTTAAAGTACCTTACAAGGCATCCTATAGCCCCTCCTAATGTTATGTAACTTGCATGGAAATACCCAAGCTTACCTACTAAACATTTGAAGAAGTTACTAGTACCACAATTGTTATCATGTTGTTTACAACAGTCACCTATGTATATACCTAAATAAGTATCCCACCATCCTGTACAGTATCCTTTATTCCACTTCATGTTATGCACCCCATACAGGTAGTAGAGCCTTAAACTCTGCCTTAGTAGGTGCAGGAGGGATTGCATCTATAATACCAGCTTGTAAGGTTCTACCTGCTTCCCATGTTGCTACATTAAAGTCCCATATGTCTGCACAGAACTCCTTATGTATATATCCTGCTGTGTCCTTATAGTTAGCACAAGCATGTACATCTGCAAAGAGTACACCATTAGTTAAATTATAGTTATCTATTTGTTCTTGTATATGTTCTTCAATAACTGCTACACCTTCTGCAACAGTATCTATTACAAACTTACTATGTAGAGCAACTTCATCCCTAGCATAGAAACCATTTTCATCAGCTTCTAGGTAAAACTCATCTTGTCCATTGTTCTCAAAGTTACTTAACTCTACAAAGCCCTCATGTTGTTTAGAGGCACTACTTAAAGTGCCATCTGTGTTTCTTTTTCCGTATCCCATTATTCTTTTCCTCCAATAATAGCTATCCCTTTGAGTCTATCAGCATGTAAGGTTCCATTGTAATTTTTATCACTAATCTCTACATAATCAAGTGTTTTATTGTCCACCATGATAAAATTAGAAACGCTTGATGAACCCATTGCTACATAATTAGTATTATCCATTCTGGATTCAAAATAAAACCTAAACACACCAGTTGACATGGATACAACATCACTGTGATTAAAACCATCTCTTAATGTTACTGGAGTTGTAGTAGCGTCTACAGCTACCCATGCTGTACATTGATTCTTGCTTCTAACCTCTTCAACTCTAAGCACATCTAACACTGTATCAGGATAATTAAACTCTGCTGTATCTACTGGCTCACCTACAGCTACTTCTATTACTTTGTCATGGTATGTTATAGGAGTTGTTAAGGCTGTACCTGAATCCAGTTGAGCTTCTATCATTTCCATTTGAGCCATCTGCATGTATGTACCATCACCATTGTTGGCTGATACTAGAACTCTATAGTGTTTATAGGCTGTTCCGTTAGTACAAGTAAATGTTCTCTTCTCATAAGAACCCCATGATGTCTCACCAGTTACAGTATCTAAATCATCCCATGTTCCATCAGAGCCATCAGTTGTGTCATTACTGCCTTGATACTTCCAATCCTTGAAAGCTCTATTAGCACTTGTGAAAGCTGTTAATGAATACTTGTTAGAAACAGTAGCTTCATCTCTACCATAACCTAATCTTACATTCGATGTAGCTGTATATAACACTTCTCCATTTGCATCTTTGAAACAACTCCATGCACTACCACCTGAGTAAGTAGAATAAGTAACTAAACCACTTGGTGCAGTATCAGAGGTCATTGTAGGTACACTATCTTCAACTGATGTGTTTGTACTACCATCCGCTACATAGTCATAATCAACCCATTTTCCACCAACAAGTGAATGACCATAAGCAATACTACCAAAATTAGGCTCATCTAAAGTAGCAAACCAATCACCACCCTCAACTTTATAAAGATAGTTATTACCCTCTAGCCAACCACCATTAGGTGTGATAGTCTCTGTGCCTGTATTGTACTCAGCTGTGTTATATGCTTTACCCTCTACAAAACCTTTAGTGAACATAGTCTGTCTATCGTCTATATTAACCTGAGTTGTATCAGATGCTAAGTCATCATAACTACCACCACCATCTGAGTTAGAGTCGAAGTAAACTAGGGCTATGTATTGACCTCCTGAAGCATTCCAGTATGCGTGTGTGTTTTTTAGTATAAACCCGCTTGATAATATATCTATACTAAATAATGTATTTTCATCTTCTGCATTAGAATAGTTATAATATAGAACCTTGTCATTGCCAGTAGAAGTATCTCTTTCTGTATCATGTATCGCCCAGTCCCCAGTAGAATCTACTCTCCTAACAACAACTCTTCTAGGCTTCCTAGCTACACCATTAACATCTTTAGTCTCAACAAAGTTACCAGCTACACCTGTACCTGTATATGGTACTATTGTCCATGTTTCTGATTTAGCTTTTCCGTAGCCTACATGAGTATTGTTTGAAGTATTTACATCATCATCCGCACCCAATGTAAAATCATTAACAGTAGGTGCAGTATTATTCCATTTGGTAGCATCTACTGCTGTGTTGGTAAGGTTTAGTATTAACTTCTTGTCTTTATCTCCATAAAATACATTCCAATGATTAGTTCCATCATCTAAGTTTTTAACCTCAATATAGTCTAAAGCTACACCAACAGGACTTGGTATCTTATGTCCAGCTAATCCACTACCAATCCACATAGGTAATACTTCATTAGTCTTAGGATTATAAGCTACTACATATCTCTTACCATGATTAGTTAATCCCCATTGTAGATGAGTGTATATAGTTTGGTAGGCTATGTAGTCATCTCCGCTACCATTATTTGCTACATTAGTTCCTACTGTAAAGCCATCAGAATTAAATGAAGTAAGTCCTTGTACTTCTGTGTACTCTATATTTGTGCTATCTGTACTAAGGTACTTCGTAGCACCTTGCATCCCGTTATATCTAAAGTGTTGATGAGCAGCATCTCTATCTTTTATATGCACCATACTCAAAGGTACATCAAGTTTAATATCACCACTCTCTATAGCCTCTCCAGCAGATAAAGCTTCTATAAACTCAATTTCTGGAATATCAATGTAAGTGGAATCACCATTGTTTGATACAATATAAATTCTATGGGCTTTGTATTCAGTATCGTTTACTAGCGTAAAAGTCCTAACTTCTCCAGAAGAACTCCAACTTGTTTCTCCTGTAATTGATACTAAATCTGTCCAATCTCCATCGTGACCTGTTGTTGTGTTGTTACTAGCCTGTAGCTTGAAATCCTTTGCTGCTCTAGCTGATTGGTTCAATAAAGAACTCACAGTGAATTTGTTTATAGCCACAGGAGTTTCATGCACATACCCACAATATTGATTATTATTCACATTTGCTCTATACAATGAAGACACACTTCCATCAAATGCTTTATAATTTGAAGCATCTCCATCATTATGATTACTACCAAAAGCTATACCACTCGGGGATGTATTAGAAGTCATAGTTGGTACTGCATCAGTAGTAGAAGTGTTTAAACTTCCATCCGCTGCATATCCTCCACCTGAATCATCTTTGATTATACAATCTCCAGCAGCTCTATCATGCTTAATACCATTACCATTATCACTTGCTGTCAAGTCACATGACTCCATACCAGTTACAATATCATTACTAGCTCCTGTACCTGTATAAGTAATAGCATCAAACACTAAAGTATTAACTGTGTTAGTTAAAGCTGTTGTACCAGCTAGTGCATTACTTGTAGGTATAGAGGCTAAGTTAGTACCATCACTAGCTGCTTCACTAGCTACTGCCCATTCCTCTGCTGCTGTTTCTGAGGCACTAGCATTAGTCTCAGAGATACCTGCTGCTGTCTCACTTGCTGCTGCATTAGTCTCAGATACTCTTGCTGCTGTAGCTGAGTCTGCTGCTGAGTCTGCTGCTGCTTCTGCTCTCTCAACTGAAGGGGCTGTTAAAGTCTCACCAAACTCTTCTGATGTAGTAGCTACTTCTGTCCATATTGTTGAGCCAGATAAAGGAGTATCAAAGAAAAGAATACTATTATCTACTATTTGCCAACTAGTTACTGTTACTAAATCCTCAGACTTAGGACCATCAGACCCCCTTTTATATAGATTATCTGGGAAGCTCCAATCACTCCCTACATCTTGTAGTACATCCTCTGACCCATCTGGGTTTAAGGTGTTATCATAGTAATAACAGTATGGTCTTGCATAGTTACTACTCCTAATTATAAAGTCTGAGAGGAACCTTTTTACAGACCCATCAGCACTAAACTTCTTCTTACTAATCATAAATTATTCTCCTTTATCTTCCTCTTCTGCTTCTTTGGTGCATAAATCCTTCTATGTTTGCTGTAGCTAATTCAAACCCTTTAGAAGGCTCAAGCTCACTACTCTTAAATGTAATCTCAGTATTCTTACTATTAGACATAACAGTAACTAAAGAATCATCTACATACTCTCTTGTATATAGAGGGTCTATATCTACCCATATCTTAGTATCATCCCATACATCTGTATCTGTCCAAGTAGGTCCCATCATTGTCTCATCATCTAGTATACTATGATTTGTATTAGATATAGTAGTTACATACTTACTGTCTTCTGTTATTGTATATTGAAGAGTTCTTATTTGGTATCTACCTCTAACTGTTCCTTTGCCTTTATCATCTCTAATAAAGAACTCAGAGAATACTATATAAGACTCATACTCTTGTTCACCATCTACACTATTATAAGTATCCATATAGTTTACTGAGTTACTGTCACTAGGTACCTCTAAAGACATCTTAGTTAAGTCACCATCTGAGAATACAATATATAAGTCATTGTTAATTATTTGAGTAGACACTATATCCTTAATGAAGGTCCACTTATGAAATGCATTTTGTAGTTCTTCATTACCTCTAATTACTGAGGTTAATACAATAAGTTCTGTAGCTTTGTCTTCCTCTTCCATAAAAGTATACCCTAATACATCATGTCCTATAACCTTACTAATAGATTTGTCTATATAAGTAGGTAAGTGTAAAGTCATTGGGGTCGCCTCTGTTACCTGACTACCTCTATCTGTTACCTTATATGAGTATATTTGACTATGTCCTCCTACTTGGTTAGAGAAGAATACTCTATTACCTATAGATACTGCATCTGCATTAGCACCATATGTATAGTTACTTAGTGGTGTAATATCTGCTGAGTTAGGTGTAAGAGGTCCTTCAAGACTCTCTAAACTAAACTGTGTATCATCTGCAAATAGTATTAACTGTCCTGCTGTAGGTACTGCATGTCTAAGTATAGTTACATCTGTACTAGCTACTGCTAAGTCAATAGGGTCATCATCTAAAGACTCTTGTAATGTCTGTATAAAGAATCCTCCATAGTCACCTGTCTTAGATAATATAATAGTATCACTAGTAATAAAGCCTAATCTGTTCTTATGGAAGAATATATTATTAATAGTCTTACCTATAAATGAAGGGTCTTCTAAAGCCTCATCCCCTCCTGATTCTCTAGTACCCCAAGAACTAACACCATCAAGAGCACTACCATCTGTAATAACTCCTTGATATGTGTTGAACTCAAATCCTCCTGATAATCTATATAGTACATGAGGCATAGTATCTTCATCTAAAGTAGTTAGACTTCCTGGTGCTGGTACTTCCTTCCAAGACTTATTAGTATAGTTATATTGTAAGTAGTAGTCATCAAACTCTGCTGATGTTCCTCCTGATACTTTAACTATAAAGTCATCTAAATCACTAGGTAAGTTTACAGGAAGTTCAGAAGAGTCTTTAACAGTCTTCCATACACCTATAGAAGCTTCATCCCCAAAAGAATCATTCCACTTCCAATCACTACCTGTATATGATAACTTATAAGCTATAGGACCATCTGATGTATCTACTAAACTATCAGTAGGGTTATCTGCAAACTCAGCAGCTATTAGATTAGATGTATTTAAGTCTATAAGGGTCTGTCCTGGTCTAGTATCTTCTGCCCCTGTCACTTCTAAACTATTAAGAGTATATGTATACCCTCTCATAAGACTTCCTACATCTGTACTAGACTGATATTGTTTAGTTACTACAGATATAGTCTTCTTAATCCAATAGAAAGCCATATCACTATAACCACTACTACTAGCCACATCTGTTGTAAATGAAGTAGTAATAGTATTATTGACTATAAAAGTATGGTCTCCTATTGTTATTGCTTTAAATGATTTCTTAGCTATATTTCCTACTCCTACTTGTAAATAAGGATTTAGTACAGCATTAGTATATAGGTGGGAACCATCATTAGCATTAAATGTATGAATGTATCCATCACCAGGTATTATTACTAGGTATTGTTCTGTACCTGTACCTCTATCATATGAGTATATATAACAATCACTAAGGTCTGAAGGTAGTGCTGTTACAGGAGATACAAGAGTATCTACATCTTCTAAAGGATTTCTTCTAAGGACACCTCTAGTAATAGAAGGCATACAGTTCTCCATAGCAGATACTTGACTATCAAATCTTCCTTCTTGGTACTGTTCTGATACACCTCCTGCTAAATTAGAGAGAGTAGTATTTATTAAATTAGTAGCTGCCATTTAAAACCCCCTTCTACTTTTTACTCCATATAGGCCTTGTACTAAGTAACCATTATTAATTCTAGTACTTACTCTACTGTTCTGTATACTAAAGTCTTGACTCTGTAGCTGTCTTCTTTGTAAGTTTATTAAACTATCTGACTCATCTCTTACAGTAAAACTATCTGTCTCTTGAGCCCCTATTACCTTCTGTTGAAACTTTCTAGCAGACCTTAAAGAGATATACTCATAAGCCTCAGGAGGTAACTCAGCATAGTCTACTAGCCATATTACATCTGCTGTAAGTACTTCTTCTATTACAAATGTCTGATTTAAGTAGTCATATATACTACCATTCTTTATAGTGTATTGATGTTTAAAAGAACTATTACCAAAATCTACTCTAAGAGTATTAGGAGGCATAGTAATAAACCCATAAGAATCAGGAATAAGTTTAAAAGCATAGTCCATATTAAAGAACCAACCTCTACTTTGTACCTCTATCATTGTAGTCCTTACTATCCTCTTAGCTGTCTCTCCATCTGTCCCTATAGGAATAGTATCAACTATTGTTCCCTCTAAGAAAGGGACTTCCCCTATAGAAAGAAGAGAATCATTAATCATGTTAAGCTCACTTTTAGCCCATATAGCTCCACTCTGAAATATTATATCACTCATTATTATTTATTCTCCTTTATTATATACTCTTGATTAACCTAATAGAGCCTCCCTAAAGAGACTCTGTAGACTAACTCTTATTAAGAGTCATCATTGATTACTTCCATTCCAGAAGGATTAAGTGCACCCATACCTAAAGCATAGAAGCTTGTAAGTTGGTAACCTAATCTACGGAAATCATAGTTAGATTCAGACTGAATATCCATAGCCTTAACTACACCTGCTACATCTTTAGTAAACATAAGTGCAATTAGTTTAGCATTAGTAGTTTTATCTAAGTGGTTAGTCCAACCAATAGAGAATCCTGCTACTTGTCTAATCATACCTGTATCAATACCACCATTGTTAGAAGTATAATCTGCATTAACACCTCTAGTAGACTGTACAATATTGTAATAATCTTCTGGTGCTACAATTACAGATGGTGTATCAGTTACATTCTTAACATTAAGATTTGATTTACCTTCATACAGTGCTGCTACAATAGTATTACCTTTTGCTTCTGATGTAGTAGCTGCTGCATAACCTGTTGCTACAACTGTACCTGCTGCTGATTGACCTGCTAATGGAGTCATTGCTGGTACTGTGTTACCTACCAGTTTAAATACATCCTTATCAATCTTAGTTGCTAGTACTTGTCCTGATTGGAAAGCTAATTCCCCTCTTACTTCATACTGAGCTAACTTCTCATCTAATGTATCTAGGAAGTGTGAGTGTACATATCTAGTACTTACTGTGATAGTTACCTCATCATTGTCTAGTACTTTAGAGACTACCTCTTCCCCTCTTACATGTGTCTGGATATCAGCCTCATCTGCTACTCCTGTTACAATAAATTGTGCTGTCTTACCTCCTGATATCATTCTACTTTTAATTAATCCTAACCCAATATTCTTTTCTCTAAATGCTTTAATTACCTCACCTGTGTATAGTTTAAGTGCTGTTGCTCTTGCTGCATCGTTATTAGGTAGTGTTGCGACCATTGCTGCCATTATATATTCTCCTGCCCTTATAGGGACTTGTAAGCACCCCTATAGGTACTATTCTATTCTATACTTACTGTATACACTCAATTCAAAACTGTTTTGTTGAGTTGTCTGTCTTCTACTACCTTAGTAGTATCTCTCTAGGCTCATAAGAACCACACACAGGAGAGAGGGTGTATGTGGCTCATATGAACTTAGGGATAGGAGGCCTCTAGGTTTCCCTAGAATGACCAACCATCTGTATTAGTTCTGCTTAGTTTGTCTTGTACTGCCTTATTAAACTTAGGGTCAGTATTGTATGCAGGATTTGACATATCCTTAAACATCTCTGTTTCATTGGCATACCCTTTACTTCCTTGTGATTGAGGAGTATTAGTATGTAGTACAGTATCAGTAACTTCTCCTGCTGAATCATACTCTGCATATAATCCTTTGAGTAATGCTTGTTGTGCTAGAGGACCTGCCTTAGCTAGTTCAGCATTGAAGGCCTTAACATCACCCTCACTCTTATTCTTATTAGCCCAATCAGCTACCTCCTTAAACTTGTCTTGTCCACCTCCTAGAGGCTCTAATACATCATTTAATGCTTTATCTTGCTTGTACTTCTGGAACTCTTGTATATCACTTCTAGCTTTAATCTCAGCATCTACAGTAGCCTTATCATATCCTAGTTCCGCTAACTCAGTATACTCTGCTTCTGATAGTCCACCATTCTTGTCATAAGCTTCTGCATACTTATTGTATTGTTCTTGTTCTACTTTAGTTGGCTCTTTATCTTCCCCACCTTCCTCAGGCTCCCCAGGCACTTCCCCTGGATTAGATTCAGAATCACCTCCTTTCATCTTCTCAAGCTCTTGATATGACTTGATAACATCCTCTATAGATTTACCTGCAAACTTCTCAGGTACTTCAAACTTTACTTCATCACTTGGTAGTATAGCTTCTTCAGGATTAGCTCCATCTACAATTTGTGTAACTTCACCCTCAGATAGAACTTCTGACTGTTCTACTACCTCTCCTGTTGCTACTTCTGTACTCATCCCTTCTCTCCTTCATACTTATTAAATTCATCCCAAGAGTTAAACTCATGTCTATACTTCTTAGGGAGATTCTTTACTTCTTCCTCTTTCTTAGCTGCCTCTTTAGCTGCTCTTTGTGCTTTTGTTAGTCCTGCCATTATCCCTCCTTCTTGTTATTATCTACTGCCATCTGGCCTTCTACTTGTTGTTGTTGCTGTTGTTGCATAGCTTGTTGCTGTTGCATCTGCTCCTGTTGTATCTGTTCTTGTGACTTAACTATATCATCTGGATTCATTCCTAGTGAAGTAGCTATCTGTCCTAAGTAAGCAGGTACATTTAAGTATGTAGCTATTACATCTGGGCCTAGTTGGGCTATTGATTGTAACATAGTATTTAGGTTAGTATAGTCTTTCTCTCTACTAATAGCACTAATACCTGTTGTTACACTTGGTATAGCTATCTTTAGTACTTCAGGTTGTAACTCTTTAAGTATAAGATTAATTACAGGTGTTTGGAACTCTGCTGCTAGTACACTAAATACACCACCTAATGTAGCTTCTAGTTCTGCTGCTGTAGCTCTTACCTCTGTAGCTGTAGTTCTTTCTGAATCTCTAACCTGACCTGACATTAACATAAATGCCTTACTTAGTCTCTGTTCTAATTGGCCTATCAAGTTTAGAGGTACACCTAAGTCAGCCCCTTTATTAACTTGTAATGTAGATACTTCTCTTTCTAAGTCTCCTAATACAAACTCACCATTCTGAGCATTGTTTAAGTCTTCTACTTGTAAGGTACTACCTGGTCTTAGTCCAAATAGATGCATAGCTGATATACCAGCACCCTCTACAATAGTCTGGGTAAGTCCTTCTAAGCTTCTTAAGTCTCCTAGATACTGAGATACTAGTCCTCTACCATATGATTCATTATTAACAGTAGTCCATCTCAATGTAATATAAGGGAGTGTATCTTGTGTATAGCTCTTTTCTGTACCTGCTATTACTACTCCCTTAATCTCTTGCCATACCTTATACTTATTAGTACTTTCTCTTACTATCATAGTGTACACATTTACTTGTTTAAGCTCAGTAGTATCACCTTGTACTTCTACCTCAGTATTATCCTCTGATTCCTCTAACTGCTCTTGTACTTTCTTAGGAAGAGTTCTAATATCCATCCTCTCTTGTATACAGGAAGTTAGTACATTACCTACATAGTCTCTCTGTACTACATATTGGTAAGGACTAAATACTTTGAAGCTTCCATTAGGTACCTTATACAACATAGCATTACCTGTAATAATTAGAAGCTTAATAGCCTCATATACAGGTACTCTCATAGCCTTTTGATTGATATACTCTACTACATCATTCTCTACCTGTGCTAACTCTGAGTCTAGTTGTTTAAGTTTACCTTCCTCTGCTCCTTCTAATACATTCTTATCAGGAAGTAACCTAAAGAATACACCAGTAGGAGGCAGTAGTGCTAGTAAGAGTTTACTTGCTAGTGTATTAACACCTGAAGCCCCTACTGAATTGTAAGGAGTAGGTAATATAGCAGACTCATCTTTATCCTCTATAGGAAAGATATAAGGGAGTGTAAGTTGTGAAGCATCTCTCCATTCACCTTCCATACTCTCTCTTACTGTTACATTATTCTTATACCAACTCTCAGCAGTACCAAACCTTTCATGTAGGTCATGCTTTTTATTATCCATATACTAAGTCCTCCTTATATTTGTAAGCCACTGCCTACAACTTTAGTAGTAACTTGTGTATCTTTATCTGGATTATCTATCTCATTGATAATGTCTTGTCTCTCTTCATCTAACTCTTCTTGTTTAAGAGTAGCTTGTCCCCCAAATAAATCTCCTGGGTCACCTGCTAGTCCTGTACCAAGTGCATCACCAAAGATGTTTTTAGAAGTCTTAGTAATACTAGCCATAGCTGATGATAAACCTCCCATTAGACTTGTACCCCACCAGAAGGAGTATTAGTATCACTTGTAGGAGAAGCTAATGGTATTTGTAATCCTCTAGTACCCATCTTCTTTTTATCTACTGCATCTGTCTTATCAGAACTCTCTTCTTCAAATGTCCTAGCAGTAGCATCAAGAGCACTACCTACAGAAGTTGTAGTTCTAATAGGGAGTGGTGCTTGTGTCTCTCCACCTCCTGACTTACCACCACCAGCACCTCCACCAGCTTCATACTCTTCTCTACCTTCCATATCTATAAGACTAAAGAACTTACTTAACATTTTCTACCTCCTCATTTACTTTTAGTTTAATCTTTAACTTCTCTATAAGCTCTCTCTGACCTACTATCCTAGCTAACTCCCACTCACTTAGTCTTTTGATAGGGGCTTTATCTGGACACAACTCTTCTAGCCATTGTAGTATATGATTATTCTCCATCATTGTCCTCCTCTATCTCCTCTACTATTACATCTTCCATACTATCTATTGCTGGAAATAAATTCTCATTAAAAATATAAGAAGGTGGTTTAGCATCATCAGGTAGTTTACCAGTATTCTTAGCCATTAGGTAACTACCTACTACACTAAGTACAAACTCTGTATCTGCTTTATTCTCAGTAAGGTTACCTACCCTACCTAAACCTATACATATAGAAGTAAGTTCTTCTTCTAGTTCTACACCTCTATCCTCTACCTCATACTTGGTTACTATATTACTCATTCCTTCACTTATATCTCTAATCATACTTTATCTCCCCATATTATACTTTGGTAGTTCGCCCTTAGCAGGGCTCACTAGACACAGAGGGGGTAGTTATCCATATACTATCTCACTAACTGAGGTAACTTCTATTGCTAGTAACTAACTAGTAGTAGTTATATATGGCCCCCTTGCTCTCTGTATACTATGTAGATTGACTGCAAAGAGTAAAACTCTAAGTGTCTGATATTACTATATCTTCCTGCAAAGAGTAAAACTATAGGGTACCATCAAGCTCCTTTAATAGGGCCCTACAGAGAGATATACTATCCTTACATTCTCTAATGATATTAGCATCTCTACTCATATAGTGTAATGAGTTCACCCTATCTATCTGTTCTCCTGCTAATCTTATCTTAAGTTGTAGTACCTCATTGTAACTCATATACTTCCATAGTCTAGGTTCTACATCTTCACCATATAGTCTCTTAGTTTTTTCTAATATTTTAGCCACTTCTTTCTACTCCTCTTTTCTTAATAGCATCAAAGTATCCTTCTTGCTTTATCTGTGTCCAACCTTCTTCACTTCCTAGCTCTGTCCACTCTCCATCAAAAGTAATAGTACCTTTAGAGTAGTTCTTTACTGTTCCTTCAAAGAAGTTAGACTTAGTATCATTAAATGCCCCAAATGATTCTAGCTTCTTAACTAGTGAGGTCTTCTTACCATGTCCAAATCTATCTTCTTCTTCATCATACATACCAATAGCCTTAGCTCTTTTCTTACAGAAGTATGCTATAGTTTGTTCTATAAGTTCATCACTAAATAACTTACCACTAGCATACTTCATCCAACTAACTTCTAAATGATAGGCTTCATCAAACATCTTATTAACCTGTGCTCTATACCTAAAGTAAGGTTCATCTGGGTTCTCTCTAATGAATGTCTTAATCATATTCTGGAATAGTGCTAGGTGTGTATCCTCATCTCTATGGATAAAGGCTACCATATCAGCACTGCCTCTCATCTTATCTGATAGATGATATATACTAGCAAACCCACTTAGGAAGTATACACCTTCTAGTAGTTGATTAGCTACCATAGCATAAAATAACTTCTCCTTAGTCACCTCACCATCTGTTAGCTTCTTATAGTTCTCTGCTATTATTGTATTCTTAGCTGTAAGTGTTAGGTCAGTTCTATAGTAGTCAAATATCTCATCACTATTCTCTACTGCATCTGCTAGTAGTACAGCATAAGACTTACTATGTAGTACCTCTTCATAAGCCTGTCTACATATACAAGCATTAACTACCTTATTAGTTATGTATCCATTAAGGTTATCCATTAAGTTCTCTGCTTGTAGACTATCATTAAAAGACAGTTGAGCAAAAACTAAGTCATACATATTCTTCTCATCTTCTGTTAGAGTAGCATAAGCCTTGCCTTCATTTCCTGTATTAACTTCCTCAGGAAACCAAGTGTTATCTGTCATCTGTTTAAATAACTTATCTGCCCAACTATATCTGCTCTTATTAAAGTTAAGCATACCAGTAGGGGAACTATCTATAAGCTCCTCATCTAGTGCATCTACCCCCTTAGGGTCCCATAGTGTTTTCTTTATCATCTTACTTCTCCTTATCCTGCCTCTTCAGCTATCATTCTCATCCCTTCTGCTACTAAATCTTCTCCTGTAATATCTTCACTATAGTCTATAAAACTATTAGGCTTAGGTAGAGGAGGATTAGCTCTTCTATACTCTATCTCCTTCTGCTCCTCTATAGCTTCTAGTAGCTCAGGAGTTACCTCCATCTCTTCTATCTTTACCATTAGGTTTCATCTCCAAATTCTTTAGTACACTTCTCTTCAGGTACAGTATAGTATGTACAAGCTTCTTGGAAACTACAATAATTACACATCCATTCAGGACAATCTTTCTCAGGTTGTACCTCTGCTTTAGTTACTGCTATCTTCCCTTTGATGTATGTATCTATTGTACTGATAGGTAGTAGGTCCATCCACACCTCTTGCATCTCAGGATACTGTGCATATGAAGCATGACCTGGTGTGAATAAGTAGATAACTCCTTTATCCTCTATATCAAATAGGCCCTCAAATAACCACCTGTATATACTCATTTGTATTTGTTCTTTCTCTTGCTCAGGTTTAGGTGTAGGGTTTGCTTTAGTTCCAATTCCCAGAAACTTTTTAGTTGGATAATCTCCCTTAAGTTTAACATCTCCAAGTCTCCACTTGTTGACAGAGTATCTCCATCTAAGTTCATCACATGTGCCTCCAATCCTAGTGCCATCAGACAATGTTCTGACCCAGCTAAGTTCTTTAACAACCCCATCTTCATCCTGCTCCTCTATTGCTTTATGTAATGCACTACCTAAGTAAGACTTAAACCCTACTACCTTATCATGCTTATCCTCACCAAACTCTGTATTAGCCTTAGCCCATAACTGAGCACTAGGCATAGTAATATCACTAGCTGAGTACTCACAGTCCTTTGGTCTATACATACTCTTCATCCATCCTTGTTGTATTCTACTACCTGCCATCTATTCTTCCTCTCCTAATTTCTTTTCCACTGAAAGTTTAGCTGCAATTAATGTACCTATAGATATACATAATACTCCTAAAGCTATCTGCCAACTTCCATATGCTGTTAATAAAACATAACCAATAGCTTGTACTCCTATTTTAAATACCCTATCTGTTTGTTGTTGTGTCATCTATCTTCTTCTCCTTTTGCTTCTTAGTATCTTTCCCTTGATACCAAGCAAGTATTTCACTATCCTTAACCATATAGCCAAACTGTACATAATGTTTCTCCCTCATCTCTCTAGTTACTTTCAAGATACTCTTCCTTTATAAGTTCAATATAGTGTATAGCTTTATCTAAGTCTTCTACACCATTCTTATCCTTGTATCTACTAATATATTTAATAGCATTGCCTTCTAGCCATCCTATTTTATTAGCTACTATATAATGAGTAGGTGTGATAGCCATGTTCTTGTAATGATTACCTCCTACCTGCTTTGCTGCTGCTTCTGCTGGGCTACCTGTACCATCATACTCCTCTGCTGGTATTACCTCCCCATGTTTAGCTTCTCTGTAAGACTGAGGCCCTGCCCCATACCTACTTTTAGTCTTAGTCATATCTCTCTTCTCCTAATATCTCTGCTATCATTCCTTCTGGTCTAGCAAATCCTTCTGGCTTGATTATCTTACCATCTACATCCTTAGCCTGTGTCTTTAGATTATTAGCTGCTGTTACTATCATTAAGATATCATGTACCTTCTGACTATCTCCACCACATAGTTTAAATAGACTCCCTACTGCTACAAAGATAATGTCTGCATAAGCATCAGCCTCATCCACTATAGTACCATTTCTATATGCATCTCCTAGTTCATCTAACTCTTCCTGAAGCATAGCTCCCTCTCTTACACATGAGTAACCTAAGTTTTCTCTATCCTCATTCCATTGCATAATCTCTAATAGTATATCTGTATTCATATTATTTCTTCCTTTTCTTTTTAGTTTGTTTAGCTTCTTCTTTAAGCTCTGCTATTATTTCATCCATCCTGAAGAGGTCTAGTGGTTCTTTAATACCATACCTCTCCTTAAAGATTTCTATTGCTCTTATTACTGTTGGTTGGTCTGTATCTTCCATTCTACTGCCTCCTCTGTCTCTCTATATGATGTGCTATTCTATGACAATTACTGCATAGTAATACACACTTCCTTAGCTCCCTCTCTATCTTAGGAAACCCATGATGCATTATACTACTAACATTAGTTTCCTTACCTACTTGGTCATGGTGATGTAATTCATATATAGGCATGTCACTTTCTATCCCACACATCATACACCTTCTACCTCCATAAAAGATAAAGGTCTTCTCCCAATTCTCTATCCTCTTTAGCTTACTCTTACTTGCCATTAACCATTCTCCTTACACAAGCACTACCAGCATCATGTACTACCTCTCTAATAAAGGGGGAACTGTTTATCTTCCTGAATGCTTCTAGTACTTCTTTAGTGTAGTACTTCTTTAGTTTTTCCTTAGTGTGTATCGTACCAGTTGTCTCCAATCTTTGCTTCTCCTTCCATCTTAATTCTCATATCTATATCCTCTCCAACAGATATAAATAACTCCTCAAGTTTTTTACCAAATTCTTCAGCTTGGTCTTCCTTGACTTCACATTGTATCTCATCATGTATATTACCTACTATGTGAGCATCAAGTCCTTCTTCTTTAATCATCTTGTCTACAGCTACTACCCAATACTTCATGTAGTAGGCTCCTGCTGACTGTAGTAATGTATTAAGAGCACTATGTGGTGACCTAACAAATAGTCTTCTACCTGATAGTCCCTTCAACCACTTCTTCTTAGCTGCTTTCCTAACATCTCTTACTAATCCATCTAGTCCTACTGTCTTCTTAAGGAATGTTGCCTTAAGTCTAGCCCCATCTTTACTAGTACCTGATACTATCTCTCCTATCTTAGCATCACCAGCACCATATAGGTATCCATATATGAATGTCTTAGCCATATCTCTAGTAGGTAGTCCTGCTGCCTCTTGATTAGCTGTATGTATATCACCTTCTAGCACTTGACTACCATACTTACCTCCATCATATCTAGCTAGGTAGTGTGAGAGTGTTCTAAGTTCAAGCCCTGACGCATCTGCTCCAACAAGTTTATACCCTTCCTTAACTGTGAATAAGCTCCTGGCTTCCTTCCCTTTATATGCTCTTGGGCTAGGTACTTGAGCCAGGTTAGGGTTAGAGTGTGTAAATCTTCCTGTAACTGCTCCAAGGATATCTGCTCCTCCATGTATTCTCCCCTCTCTTACTGATTTCATCCATGCCTTACCGCCTTCTGCTAACTGACCTAGTAGTTTATTAACTTCTAAGTAATGTAGTAGTGGAGATAAGAACTTCTCACTTCCAAACATATCTTGTAATGTGTCTGCATCTGTCTTAGGGTTACCTTTATCTGTAAGTACCCACCTCTGTTTACCTAAGTGATGTTCTACCCACCATACCACATGCCTACCACTACCAGGATTAAAAGTAGTAAGCT